GTTGCAAGACTTGCAGAAAGTAACGCTGCGGTTTCTGAGGGCGCTAATGGATCTGACGAAATAGTAACTTTAGTGACTTTCCAGACAGCCGTTATAGAAGCTTCTACGGGTTCTGATGAAACAGTAGCACAAGCAACATTTCAGACAAGTATGGCTGAAAACACGCAGGGCAGTGACTCTGTACAAACACGCCAAGATTTTGCTTGTGAAATTTCTGAAGCTGCAAATGGAGCAGATCAGACCAATGGTGGGTTTTTCAGTTTAAACAACATATTAGAAGCAGCAGCAGGTGCAGATCAGACAGAAGCACTAGCCCAGTTTAATTGTCAGATTAGTGAAGCAACGACCGGGGCGGATCAAGTAGAAGCGCTTGCTACTTTCTTAACGTCTGTTGTTGAAGCGGCAGAGGCATCAGATCAAGTAGCATCTTTAGGAAGTTTTGCGGTGTCTGTTTCTGAGGGTGCGGAAGGCTCCGATACTGTTTTTGGTGCGGTCGAGTTTTTCTCGGAAGTATCCGAAGCCGCAGATGGGACAGCTGAGATATTTGCGGTCGTTGAGTTTGGATCTTCTGTTTTAGAAACAGCGCAAGGCTCAGATCAGGTAGAAGCGCTGGTTGAGTTTATTGCCCAAATTGTTGAAGCTGCAAACGGCGCTGATGAAATAGCTTCTTTGGGTGAGTTTAATGCTGCGGTTGTAGAAGGAACAATAGGTTTAGACACCGTAATTGCTGCTGCAATCTTTTTAGCGCAGGTTAATGAAAGTGTTGATGCGGCTGACGAATTTGTTACAAGGTTGTTATGGGAAGTTATTAATAACGCACAACCGGCAAATTGGAGTACCGTACCAACCGCACCATGACACTGTCATCCAAATCGTTTAACATTTATTGTATTATTTAGGAGTTTATTATGGCCTCAACTTATTCTGACCTTAAAATCGAACTGATTGGTACCGGCGAACAGGTTGGTACGTGGGGTACTACAACCAACACAAACCTTGGCACAGCAATTGGAGAGGCCATTACTGGCTCGGCAACAGTCACTTTTGCAAGTGCTGACGTAACCCTAACGCTTACCAACACAAACGCTTCTCAGACGGCTCGTAACCTTAGGCTAGTTTGCACAGGAACATCGGGCGGCGCTCGTAACTTGATTCTTGGCTCGGGGTGCCAGATTGAGAAGTTTTATTTAATCCAAAATGACCTTGCTGATGACCTGACCGTTAAGAACACCGCAGGCACAGGCGCAGTTGTTGCGGCGGGAACCAAGGCTTTTGTGTACAACGACGGCACAAATGTTATTGATGCTGTCACTCCTTCGGTTTCTTTTGACGCTGGCACTCGGATGATTTTTGCCCAGACGACCGCTCCTACTGGATGGACTAAAGACACTTCAAATTACAACAACCATGCTCTCCGTGTTGTCACCGGCTCTGCTTCGACGGGCGGTAGTGTAGATTTTACGACATCTTTTGCCTCCCAAACTCCTACAGGCAACATCTCAGTTTCTACTGGTAATGCCACAGTTCCTGTGACTGTAGTTGGTGCAACTCAGGGCGGTAATATTTCAGTCTCTACAGGAAATGCAACAGCGCCGGTATCGGTTGGCAACACAACTCTAGCAGTTCCAACTATCCCATCCCACTCTCACGCTTATGGCGGTGGCGGTCCCGGCGGAGGCGGCGCTCCAAACGTCGGTTTCATACTTTCTAGTGCTACATCTAGCACAGGCGGTGGCGGCGCTCACTCTCACCCGGGTTCAGGTGGCAATCACTTTCACCCAGCATCTGCTTCTTTTGCAGGCTCACCTCACACCCACAACGCTTCAGGTGGTAATCACCTTCACCCAGCTTCGGGTAATTTTTCGGGTTCTGCAATCAATCTAGCAGTCAAGTACCTTGATGTGATTACCGCTACTAAGGCTTAATAATGCAACTTAAAAACGGCGAGTTTTGCCCTTTAATAAAAAAGAACTGCGCGGGTTTGCAGTGTGCTTGGTTTACAAAAGTAGCTGGGTATGACACGAACACAGGTAAAGAAGTAGAAGAGTGGCAGTGCGCCATTGCTTGGATGCCCTTATTGATGATTGAAAATTCTGGGCAACAAAGACAAACGGGCGCTGCCGTGGAAAGTTTTAGAAATGAAATGGTCAAGGCGCAAGTAGAGTCTCAGAAAACTTTACTACAAGCGGTAGCCTTAACTAGCGCACCACCGGCAAAACAGATTGATATTACTCCTGCTAAACCAAAACTTGTAAGAGGTAAAAAATGAGTGAACTTTATAGACTAACAGTGATTATTGCCGATAAAGCGGTTTACAAAAACGCAGAGGGTTACTCTGATTTAGACCTCTCTGATTGTGGAATACCCGAGGATGTCTGGGCTTTTCAATGGGAAAACGGCGAAGGCTGGATTGAATTTACAGACTCCCGAGAAAATGAACAGGTTGTCGGTACAAACTTTCCAGAATGGGTTAACAAGTGTGTAGAAAAGTTTGATGCTTTTGACTACATCTACAAAAACCCGCCCCCACCTACGCCAGAACAATGGGCTGCAATCAATGAAAATAAATCCAAGAACTTGCTTCAACAATCTGATTGGGCCGCACTCCCCGACACAAACCTGCAAAACCAAACCGAGTGGGATGCTTACCGTGCCGCACTTAGAGCAATTGTTTTAAATCCACCGCAGGAAGAAATTACTTCGTGGCCTATTAAACCTGAAGCAATTTGGCAATGAACCCCAGTCTTAAGCAAAACAACTTTCTTTACGTACCAAACTTCTTAGCTACTCAAGAAGCAGACGAATTAGCACAGGCTTTTTTTATTGCACAAAGAGATGGAAAGTTAGGTTTAGACTCTCAGTGTCCGTCTTCTCCAGCCATATACAACTTTCTACCATGCGTTAAAATGTTGGTTAAAAAAATACCTCAAGTAAGTCAGTTGTGTGGTGAAGATGTATTGCCGACATATACATACGGTAGAATTTATAGTAAGGGTGAGATGTTAGCCCGACATCGGGACCGAGACGCTTGCGAGATTAGCCTTACAGTTAACCTTCAAAAAACCGAAACAGATTGGCCTATTTGGATTCAAAAACTTAGCGGTGAAGAGGTAAGTGTTTTGTTAAACCCCGGAGACGCAATGATGTATTTAGGGTGTGTTGCAGAACATTGGAGAAAACCTTACGAAGGAAACAGCCAAGTGCAGGTTTTTTTTCATTACGTACTTGCAAACGGACATCGTTCTTATGCGTTTTTTGACATCCAAAAATAACTAGGTTAGTAATGCAAAAAACAATAGTCGATACAATAGGTGTGTCATATGGGCACGACGCATCTACTTGCCTACTATCTGACGGTGATCTTATTCTACATTTACAAGAAGAGCGTTTGTCTAGAAAAGTTAGAGATAGAATTCCTTTGTGCTCGTTAACAAAAGTTACTAAAAATGCAACGAACATAAATAATTTATGTATATCCGGAGTCTTACCAGCAACTATAATTAATGATTATCAAGATTACAAAAATTGCACTTTGTATGACTTAATTATAATAAAAAATTATTTAAAATCCGTAGAATACGAAACTTTTTTACTAAACGATTACCACCATTTGTGTCATGCATCTCAAGCATTTTATAATTCTGGGTTTGAGGAAGCAGTTTGCATAGTTCTTGATGGAACTGGATCTAAATTTAATGTAATTGAAAATCAAATTTCCTATAGTTGTATAGAATCCCATTCGGTTTACACATTTCAATATCCCGATAAAATTGATTGCGTTACAAAAATGGGTCACTCGTACGGAGATTCACTTAAAGTTAATAAAAATTTAAATGGCACAAACTTTCATATTGATGATGTGTGTCAATCTTTTGGGTATCCTTTCCAAGTTTTGTCTTTGCTTTGTGGTTTTGATGAATTAGATGCTGGAAAAGTTATGGGAATGTCTACGTACGGAGTAGCAGATAAAAACGTACCAGACCTTTTTGTTAGGGGTAAAATTAATCCTGTGTTGGTTAAAAATGCTCCCGATTTTGGTTGGGATCACTTAGCATACTTTAAAGATAAAAACTTTCAAAAGTTGGCTAATTTGGCAAAGGTTGTTCAAGATCAAGTAAAAGAACAGGCCATCAAATTTATATTAAATGCGGTAGAAAAAACTGGAGCAAAAAATGTCTGTCTATCGGGAGGATACGCTTTAAATTGCGTAGCCAATTATGAATACTTAGATCACCTTCCCTTTGGCATTTCTTTATACATTGAGCCGGTGGCTAACGATGCGGGGATTTCAATAGGCGCTGCTAAATATATTTGGCATAAGAAAACTAAGGACACAACGATCAGAAAGCAGAATCATGTTTATCTTGGAGGCAAACCAAATTATGATCTTCCAAAAGACATTGAAAGTCAAACTGCTACCGCAGCAAATGTGGCCCAATTATTAAAAAACGGAAACATTGTTGCTTTGTATCAAGGAAGCGCAGAGTCTGGCCCCCGAGCGTTAGGAAATCGTAGTATTCTTTTTGATCCTTCAGTTTCAAACGGTAAAGAAATTGTAAACACGGTAAAGGGTCGAGAGTGGTTTAGACCTTTTGCTGCGTCAGTTTTAGAACACAAAGCCAATGAATGGTTTCATATGAAATCACTCACTTCTTCTCCGTTTATGATGTACGCTGTACAGTGCAAAGAAGAAAAGAAGCAGGTTGTACCGTCTGTGGTACATGTTGATGGCACTTGCCGAATACAAACTGTAAACGAGACGCAAAATAAAAATTTTTACGATGTAATAAATGAATTTTATAAGTTAACGTCTATCCCATTACTTTTTAACACTTCATTTAACCTAGCAGGTGAACCCATAGTAGATAGTTTAGAGGATGCTATAAATACACTAAAACGGTCAAAAATAAATTATTTATATTTACCAGAAATAAATTTAATAGTTAAGAATGTTAATAAGGAGGATTGTAATGGCAATTAGCGTAAAATTAGGGTGCGTTGCTAATTTATATAGCAGAATGATGCATTTTGAAAAAACTGGTGATACTGAGCATACCCATACACATAGTTTTGACCACTTAACTTTATTAGCCAGTGGTTCGGTTAAATGCGTGGCAAATGGGGAGGAAACTATTTTTAAAGCACCTCATATGATTTATATTAATAAAGATACGGAACACGCATTTACTTCTTTAGAAGATAACACAGTTGCTTACTGTATACATGCTATGAGAACAAGTGAAAAAATAGAAGATATTGTTGATCCATCAATGATACCAAATGGTGCAATGGTTCCTTTTGACGTGTCGCATTGGTGGAGTCCACCTGAAAATTATAATGGTAATAATTTAAATGTAGTTAAAAACCCACCAACTTCATTTACAGGAAAAATACCCAAGATTGAGGTTTTTTATGTTAAATAATAAATTAGAAGATTATATTCATATAGTTCCAAATGCTATTACAGATAATTTAATTTCAAAAATTTTAGAAGAATATTCTAATAGTAACGAATTTGTTATAGCACAAGTAGCAAAAGGTGTTGATGAAACAATACGTAAATGCGATTCGTTAAATATATCAGACCCAAATATTATTAATAAAAATACAGCAAGAAAAGAATTAGATAATTATTTATATACAAGTGCTTCATATGTTTTGCGCGATTACCTTGAAACTTACAATATTACTGATTTGGCTGTTCAAGGAGATTCTGGTTATTGTATGTTGCGTTACTTCGAGGGAAGTTTTTACAGTCAACACACAGATCATTATTTACAAAACCCAAGAATATTAAGTTGTTCTTTTGCTCTAAACGATGACTACGAAGGTGGTGAGTTTGCTTTCTTTGATCGTAAAGTTGCTACAAAGATACCAAAAGGTTCAGCAATACTTTTTCCATCAAATTTTATGTACCCGCACGAGATTATGCCCGTCACTAAAGGCGTTCGGTATTCAATCATTACTTGGTTCATATAAATGCCAAACATAGTTAGCCATCAAGATTTCATTGGAATTTATGACAACGCTCTTTCTGAAGAGGAGTGTCATTACGTTATTGATTCTTTTAATAATGTTGAAGCGAACGAAAAAGAAAAAGTAGAGGCAAGCCAACATATACACAACGGGGAGCTAAAACGAAAAGATTATGCAATTTATGCTAGTCACCACCTACCAGAAATACAGCAGTTGGTTGGTGATCGGCTGCATGGGTGTTTGGCCCTTTATTGTGAGCATTACTTTGTTCTTAAGGGTCTTAAAGCCGCATCCCTAGAGGTTAAACTACAACGAACTCCCCCACGTGGCGGCTATCACATCTGGCATTGCGAACAGGACTGTGTAAAAGAAGCAAGTCGTGTTTTGGTGTGGACTATCTATTTAAACGACATTCCTTATAATGAAGGGGAAACGGAGTTCTTGTGGCAGGGCATAAGAGTGAACCCTAAAGCTGGACGTTGTGTGCTTTGGCCCGCAGCATTTACACACGTTCATCGTGGTAACCCCGTTTACACGCATGACAAGTACATTGCAACTGGGTGGTACACACTTATTGAGTAGACATGGACCCAATTACTCTTCTTGCAGCAGCCTCGGCGGTATGGAACGGCATCAAGAAAGCCTCCGAGTTTGCTCAGGAGGCCGAAGGTGTTTGGTCACAACTTTCTAAATACGTCGGTTTAGCCGACCAGCTTGAGCAACACATTACAGATGCCAAGAACAAGCCCCAGAAACCTAAGCTGTTCGGTAAGTTAGATTTTGGCAGCGACACGCAAGAAGCCTTTAACGCCTTTGAAGCCGAGCATAAGCTCATGGAGATGGAGAAGGAAATACGCCACGAGTTCTTGTATGGGGCATTTTGTAACCTTGAGGGTGGATACGGAAGCCTAGACGGGTACCGCAAGTTTTTAGAGATGCGCCGTAAAATCAGGGCAGACCGCATCCGCATGAAGCAAGAGCAGGAGATGATGCAAAAGAAGTTCTGGGACGACATGTTTCTTTATGGTGGTGTCTCAGCCGTAGTCGTAGTTGGGTGCTTGGTTCTATACATGGCGATTGACTTTATCTTCAGGTACGCAAAATGATTTACTTTCTACTGGTGGTCTTTTTGCAAGATGGGGTTGGGATTGAATCTTACTCAACCAAGGCAGAGTGTGAAATCCGCAGGCAGGCCATTCGTATTGAGAGTCCCGGTTTAAACACTCAGTGCATTCGTATGGAGAGCAAAGGTGTTGTTTAAAGACTTAACCACAGAGCAAATAGAAGTACGTGTCTGGGCGACCATTGTTCTTGTCCTGGCGGCAATCCTTTCGATTTCCGTCGTTTGCATACTGTTTGCCGTGATGTTTGTAGACCAAGACATGGAGAAGATTGCACCTATTGATGAAGCCTTTCTTGGGATAATGAAAGACATTATGTTGCTATGCATTGGGGCCATCGGAGGAATCGTAGGCCGTAAAGGTGCGTATTCAGCCATTAACGCCATGAAGGAGAAAGAATAATGGTGCCAATCGGAGCGATTCTAAACATCGGGGAGAAGATTCTGGACAAGGTACTACCCGATCCTGAAGCCAAGGCAAAGGCCCAAGCCAGTCTCATGGAGATGGCGCAAAAGGGTGAACTAGCCCAGTTGGAAGCCCACGTTAAAGAGATGCAGTCTGCCCGTGATCGGGAGGTGCAGATTGCCACAAGCGCCAGCGCACCCACGCTTAATAAAATTGTTACTCCAATCCTTGCGCTTGGTACGGTAGGGTTAACCTTTATTTTGTTTGGCGTGATTATCTTTGTTGATGTGGATGCCGATTCCAAAGACATCTTGATTTACGTCTTGGGTGCGCTGACCTCTGCGGTCACAATGGTGTTGGGATACTATTTTGGATCGAGCGCAGGAAGCAAGGAAAAGAGCGCCCAGCTTGATGAGATTATGGAGAAGAAGAAATGAATCTGACTCAAAACTTCACCCTCTCTGAAATGACCAAGTCCGAGACGGCCTTGCGCTTTGGTATGGCAAACGACCCCTCTAGTTCTGAAATTGAAAACCTTCGTATCCTCTGCGAAAACGTTCTCCAGAAAGTCCGTGATTACTACGGCATGGGGGTCAAAGTTAACAGTGGATTCAGGCATCCGTTGGTCAACGCCAAGGTGGGCGGCAGTACGACATCAGACCATTGCAAGGGGTTTGCCGCAGATATTGAGATTCCTGGGGTTGCCAACGCTGATCTGGCTCAGTGGATTAAGGACAACTGCGAGTTCCGTCAACTAATTCTTGAGTTCTACACCCCCGGTGTGCCTGACTCGGGCTGGGTGCATGTCTCCTACAACCCTGCGGATAACAAAAAGCAGGTCTTGACCGCAACGAAACAAAACGGTAAAACAGTTTATCTTGAAGGACTGGTAGCCTAAAATGCCTTTTCAGAAGCTGACTTTTCGCCCCGGTGTTAACCGAGATACCACTAATTACTCCAACGAGGGCGGTTGGTGGGATTGCGACAAGATTCGGTTCTTCTCGGGTTATCCACAAAAGATAGGCGGGTGGATTGCGGCAACGTCTGAGAGGTTTATCGGTACCTGCCGCCAGATGAAAAACTGGATTACGTCCTATAACGACAACTTGCTCGGTATGGGCACCAACGTAAAGCTCTATATTGAGGTCGGTGGTTACTTCTACGACATTACCCCGCTAAGAGCTACCTTGGCTACGCCAGACACCGACAACTGCGTAGATACGACCAACACCTCCACAACGGTGAATATTAATGTCGTAGCCCACGGTTGTTTAACGGGAGATTACGTAACAATTTCTGGTGTAACGGGCGATGTGGGCGGGGTGCCTGATGCTGAAATAAACACAGAACACCTCATTACTAAGGTAGACGACGACAACTTCACCTTTACGGTAACCACGGCGGCAACCTCAACGACTTCGGGCGGCGGCACAGCCATTGATATTGAGTGCCAGATCCACCCCGGTTTTGCTGCACCAACACTTGGTTATGGCTGGGGTACTAGTTCTTGGAATGATTCTTTCGGTTGGGGCCTTGCCTCTCCGGTTCCTGTGGACTTACCCCAGCAAGACTGGTTTTTAGATAACTTTGATAACGACCTTGTTGCCAACATTAGGGTTATTATTAATCCTTCTGGCGCCCCAATTGGTGGGCCTATTTATATATGGGAGCGTGGCTCGACGGTTAACCCCACAACGTCTTTAGGCACCCGTGCTGTTCTCCTTTCTTCTTTGGTCGGCGCAGCAGATGTTCCTGAATCAGCAGCACAAATTCTTGTATCCCAGAATGACAAACATCTTTTAGCCTTTGGGTGCCAGCCTTTTGGTGGTTCTTCTGGTGATTTTGACCCCTTACTTATTCGTTTTGCAAGCCAAGATCAGCCTGAAGTGTGGACACCACTTGTAACAAATTCGGCAGGTTTTATACGAGTTTCAAAGGGTTCAAAGATTGTTCGGGCGGTTGCAACCCGGCAAGAAATTATCGTTTTAACAGATGCCAGCGTATACAGTCTTCAGTTCACGGGGACAACGGATGTTTTTGCACTGCAAGAATTGTCAGACAACATTTCTGTTATTTCCCCCCGTGCGGTTACAACTGCCGCTAATACGGTGTTTTGGATGGGGCAGGACAAGTTCTACATGTATGACGGTCGGGTACAACCGTTGCCCACCACGCTTCGTGAGTATGTATATAAAGACCTGAACTTTTCTCAGTTTGACCAGATTGTTTCTGGAACCAACGAAGGTTTTAATGAGATCTGGTGGTTCTATCCCAGTTTAAACTCCACTTGGAACGACCGGTATGTAATTTATAACTACCTTGACCAAAACTGGTACTACGGCACTATGGAGCGCACGGCTTG